AACTGACACTATCACGCATCTCTTTTACTAACTCAATAATTATCGTCTTGGCGGCCGACAGTCCAGCAGCAATCGCAGACAGCGTCGTCGCTAGCGCTAGCGCCCACAACTCGCGCCAACTCGCCGCAAACAACAAATTTACTAGGTTTACGCCTGCTAATAAGAATGTTGCGATAAACGTTTGTAGAAACGTCCATAGAGCCCGCGCGGCAACATCTTTGTAGTTGATATTCTTTAATGCTTCTAGTGATTTCATATTTCCTCCTTATTTTTCTTGAAAATCCCTAAGATCAGTTTTGCTAATTCCACCATTAGCCCCGACAGCCATCGCAAAAATCCTGTTGGCTTGTCGCCCTCTGGCTTTCGTGGCTGCTCAGGCTTTACTTCTGGCGTTTCCTGTGGCTTCTCTGGTTCAGACGGCTTTATATCCGGTTCGCTCGGTTTTGGCGATTCTGGGGTCTCTGGCGGTGTTGGCGTGATTACTTTGCCCAATGCCTTGAGCTCGTCAATTGATACTCTGGCTGTCGAGAAATCTAGATTGCCACCATAGCCATCAATCTTGCCGGTGTCAGTAAACTGATGGATTAGCGCACCATGTGCATAGTTGTTTTCAGTGCCGTAGTTTGGATACCATTCGACGTGGTCTAATCCGAGCTTTTGAATAATGGCATTGCCGCCATATGTCAGTACCTGCTTGCCAGTTCCCTGTAGTACCAGGTTACGGAACGTCTTTAATTCCTCTAGCGTCCCCTCAAAGCCCGGCTCCAAATCGACGAATAGCAGTGGTGCATTTACTTGTCTTTGAGCCTCAATAAACCGCGCTGCCTCAGCGGCTACGCCACCCTCGCTGAAATATGGTAGCCAATATAGCCCCAATAGCTTATCTCCGGCCGCTTTAGCGAACTTGACCATCTTTGGCTGGTGTTTGTTGATGTCGCCACCACTCTTTTGTCCGACATGCCCCGCCTTGATAATAACGCCGGCAAATCGGCTAAACACATTTACGACATCATCGCCCTGCCAGTTTGACACGTCAAGGATGATCTTGCTGTAGTCTGGCTGCGGCGCTGGCGGCGGTGTTGGCGCCGGGTCTGGCTGTTTTGGCGTCAGGTCTGGCAGGTCATGCAACTCTTTGTCCTCAAACAGCTGGCGACTCATGTATTTGCCGCTGCGTGCTGTAACGTACCAAACACTGTCTCCAGCGATTGATTGACCATTCGTCACGTAGCCTTTCATAGCGATGACATCACCTTGAGTTAGCTCCTGAAATACGCCTGATTGGGTGTTTGGTTGTTCACGAGCATTACCGTCCTCTTCCATCTTGCGGTCGGTCGGCTGCATTTCATCATAATACTCAGCGATCTGCCGTCCATCACAACAGTATGAAAAGCCTAGGTACTCTGGCCCGTAAACGCCAAACCAGCCCATGATTTCCTCTATGCTGTTATAAATGCCGCGTCGCCCAGCGTGTACTTCGCTGTCGTGGATTTCGATTGAACCGTCGCCACGCTTTCGCATTAAAAATACGTGTCCATACTCCACATATTGACCGCGAGAGAACCCTAAAAATCCGACCACCCACACACCAATCGGTGCGTGTCCAATGTCGATACGCCCGGCGTTCAACTCATTTAGATACGCTGCTCTAGCACTTGGTGTTCGTGCCGGCGCACTGATTGCGTCATCCACATACTGCAAGCACCAGCCGCTTCTCGCACCGATATTGATATTTGGATTATAGGTTTGCCTGACTGCCATTATTGCCTCCTATTTACGGTTTATTCACAACTCTCACAATTAAATCGACCATAAAGCCAATCACGGTAATCACCGCTGTCATTACACCAGCACCAATCTTAGCTTCGCTCTTGGATAAATAGCTGCCTTGCATCAGTTCTACGCGGGCTATCAGGGCTTTCAGTTCCTCGGCATCGGCTTTCGATTCAGCTAGCTGTTTGACCGACTCCGCCAGCCGCGACACATTATCGTTTATTGAGCTCAGCCGCTCATTCAGTACGTCGTCGCGCGCAGTCATCATGATGCCCAATTCCCGCACCGTTTTGGGTGTTTGATTCATCGATTCCTTGTCTCGTTTATCGTTCATTTTCACTTACCACATTACAGATTAGACATATTCAACCCTCAGCTCGCCGTCAGACGTAGCGAACGCGTAGATTTTGAACGTGTTGCTGCCGAGGTCGACCAAAAAATCTGATATATTTAGCCACGTCTGTACACCGCCATTGCTTCGCCGGCGCTGGAAATAGCGAGTAACATCCTCTAGTCCCGAGCCATGGCTGTTGCGCCTGCCGACCATCAACTTAAAAACCATGCCCGACTGATACGTGCTGGCTTTTGGCGTAAATACGATTTTGAACCGCCTCAGAAACGTTGCGTCACGCTTGTCGATCGCCGCTTCTAACTTGATACGAAATACCTGCACGCCGTCAGCACCAACACGCTGTGCTGCTTTCATCTCGGTAATTTCACGCTCGCACCGCGTAATGATTCGCGCCATCGTCTCGCCGTCTATCTCTTGAATCCTCATAACATCCTACTTTCGACTGTCAAATCGACACTAGTATTTGCCACCACGGCACACTTCATTTGCGTCAGCACACTACTCAGTCCCTTTCGCACGTACGCATATGCAAACCACTTGCGAACATGTCGCGCGTCGCTCGATATTGGTATTATGTCAATACGCGTCGGTGCTGCACTGTTTATCAACATCTTGTCAATAATCAAATCAGCCAACAAGAACGTCTTATCCTTTTTTGCGGCCGCCGTAATGATAAATGGCACACCAGAGGCTTGCTGCTGTCCACCAACCACGTTAGCAACCTGATTGAAATCCCATTCGTCGTTGCTGGCGCTCTCGTAAAACACCAGACCGTTTGATGCCATCACCTGGCTAGTTTTTAGGTCGCGGATATTGCGGTCGAGCGACATTAAAATGTCTGCCAGTTGGTTTTCAGGCAACATACTCAGCCGATTCATAGCAGGCTCGCTTTCATACTGAACGACCCCCTATCTGTCCCCAAAAAAACACACTTAGCGTACACATATTTCGTCTGGCCCTGCGGCGGATTGTCGATAGTGGCGCTGGCGCTAAACGACAGCTGATATGGCACCTCTAATTTATTAATGTCTGGCGTGCTCTGGTCAATAATGCTGCCGCCAATTATTTGTGCACCCGCCAACGTGTCAGGATTGTCACCGATGTAAAACTGCGGCAAAAACAGCACGTAAGGCCACTGTTGTTTGCGTGCGGTGAATGTCGTCTCAATCTTGATTATTCTACCGCCAAGAAAAACGGGGTCATATGCGACAGGTATCATTGCGTCGTACTTCTGCGTGCTCTTTGTTTCGTAGTAAATAATGCCAGAATTATTACTGGTGCGCTGTGTCGCTTTCATTTGCTCAGAGGCTCGTAGCAACGCCCGCAATCTGCCAATAGCACGCCGCTCCTCCACGAGATTCAATCGTCCGCTCATAGGTCGTAATTATCCAGCGTTAAAGTTATTTCTTCACTCATATTCTCATCGACCTTGACAGATATTTGCTCGATTCGGTAATAACCACTCAGTGGGCAAGATGAATACTTATTTTGCTCAACAACGATACGATCGCCTACTCCGATATTATTCAGATCAAATTGCGTACCACGCACTGTGACGCGCGGCAGGTCGACCAGTCGACTCATCACGGCCACATCAGCCTCGCAGTGTCCCGCCAGCGTAGACAGGTTTTTGATGCTATTGTATAGCTGTACTTTTTCACGCAAGATAAACTCCTGCTGGCTCAGTACGTCCTCAGCACTGTAGCGAATTGTCTCCTCGCCCATACCAGAGGCCTTGCCTATGATGTTGTTGTACAAGTTTGCTCCAGACTGCGGTAGCTCCATCCTGATGGCACCAATACCCAGCCCGTCATCGGGATAGTGCACCGTCACGTCTGGCCGTTCGTTGCCGAGTGTCTGGAACGTCTCAAACTTGCGGTCGTAGGTGAACCGAAAATCGAACTTGCCGTCCTGCAAATTTGTTAGCGATACCAATGCGTCTTTAGCATTGGTATCCTCCCAGTCGTCCATTCTGTCACGTCGTACGCCGGTGCGGTACTGCCTGCTGCCCCTGGTGATACCAACGTCGCCATTAGGTCGATTCTGTACCTCCTGGATAACATCCCAGGCAATATCCGTCGCCTCAATTCCTTTCCAGCGTCCATTCAAATACCGTGCATCAATCAGATTCAAATAGCCGTCGCACTGCACCAGTATTCGTGCGTTGTCGGTATTCAGGTTGCGATTCGCCTCTACTACCACTGCACCGAATAAATACTCGCCATTACGTTTGACTCTGATGTCACTCACCCACGGCTTCAAGATAATGTTCGGGTTCTCGCCAATCCGACGGCACTTCTCTTCCCAGTCTGGCATTGACATATTAAAATCTAGCGACTCAACGCCGTTGCGAGTCATGCTCCAGTCGAGGTCTTGGCAAAGTCTGGTGATGTCGGCTACCTTTGTTTTGCCGCGATGCCACAGCTCGATAGTGTAGCGCGGTGGTATGTACTCGTCCATTACGCCACTCCTGTATAGCCGTTGTACCACTCAACGATAGCCATACCAGTATCAGCACTGTTCGAGGTATTGAAAATCAGCTCATTTAGCCCTGGCACCAAACGCCAGTATTGGCTGCTGGTGAGGTTATTATCGATACCCACACCGTTCAGAGTCACCTCTCGGTTGTATGTATCAAATACGATTGTGTCGCTATCTGTTGTGCTGATATTCAGTGCCAAAATCTCACCAGTTGTCTGGTTGGATACGGTCGGGTTGGTGACTTTGCCGGAAATCGTTATTGTTGGCCAGACGTACGTATTGCCGTCATTGATGGCGTGGTTCACCCCTCCGCCGGCCACCCAGTGCAAGCCGTCACGCTCCCAAAGTAGCCCTGTAGGGCTCCACAATAAACCACCGTCACGCAGACGCTCTAGCGTGATTCGCTGTGCTGCGCCGTCGGTATAGTCATACATTCGCGGGTCGCCCGCTACTAGCTCGATGTCATAGTCGGCAATGAGCGACCACTCAATCTTTGGATCAAGAGGCTGTGTCAGCTTGGTAATAGTCTGATAAACACGTCCGGTTGGCGTGAATAGCTGCACTCGCAACTTGTCACGAATCTTGATGGTTCTGGCAATTTTCGCCATCTCGGCGTGCATCTCGGCCAGTTTTCCGTCGTGCTCTACCAACACGAAAAAGCTCAATGGTATTTGCCGCACACCATAAAACTGCTCATCAACGCTACCGCCGTCGGCACCAGAAAACACATACTGGCTGTTGCGAACATCGGGGTCACCAAATCCCTTCAGTGGCGGTGTTAGGTGGGATAGTCCCTGTTTGCTGCCCGCCAGAAACACGCTTTCATTAGTGCGCATATTAGTGATCTGTACGTCATACGTTCTCATATCTAGCCCCTCCTCATCTGCTGCACCAAGCTGCGGTTATACTGATCAACGTCGATGCCGTTGGTGAGGTTGACGGTTTGGTTGATTTGAGGGTAGGCATTGCCTGTACTATTGCCGTTTTTACCGCCCCAAATATCGTCAGCTTGCAAAGCAATACTACCGCTGCCAGACACACTAAAATCAGGCGATAGTGATGTTGTCATTTTGCCAGAAACCGCACTATTCATTGTATCCACTGCTGACAACACGCCTCCGATACTATCGGTAATACCATTGGCGAAACCTTGTCCCAAAAATCCACCCATCTTTGCCATAACAGTTGACGGTGAATGGATACCGAAGAAACTCTTAATGCCATCAAGTACAGACTTGCCGAACCCTTTTATTTTATCTAGAATCCAGCCAGTAACGTTATTGATACCATTCCACAATCCCTTAATGAAGTTTTCTCCAACACTCCACAGAGTTGACGGCGATAATACCTCTCCAATCTTATTGATGACTTTCCAGGCCGCGTCGCCAATGTGCCCAAGCATACTGCCGATGCCGCGAATCATCGCAAATAGCAGCTTGACGGCAGACTCGCCTAATTTCTGTAACATTACCGGTTGCGTCAGTGTCGTAACGATTGCGTCAACGACACGTGGCAGCGCGTCAGCCAGCGCGTTAATAACTGTAGGCAATGCCTCAATCATAGCCAAGAATAGCTGAATTGCACCCATAATCAGCGCCTGTAGCATAGTCGGCTCCGTCAGTGTTGTGACCAGGCTATCGACGATTTGTGGAATCATCGGTGTTATCACTGCGATAATTTGCGGCGCAGCTTGCAAAAGAGCCATAAACAGCTGCATAAAACCTTGAACTAACACCGGCACCATAGCTACGATTTGACCAATCCATTGTGGTGCTGATTGTACTAATCCTTGCAACAATATGATAACCCCCTGAATAATAGCCGGTAATAACTGCCCCATGATTGGGGGAATCAATAGCAGTAATTGCGTTATAATTTGTGGCAAAGCCTGCGCAATACCGCCTATTGCTTTAGATAACGCTGGTGTTAGATTTTTTAGAAATGTCTCAAACGAGCCTAGGAAGTTATTTATTAACTGGCTCAGGTCCAAATCTTCATTACCAAACCCAGCAACAAGATTAGACCATGCTGACTTCATCGAGTAAAAGCTGCCACTGATAGTCTCGCTCGCCTCTTTAGCGGTCGTACCAGTAATACCCATTTTCTCCTGTACTTTATGGATCGCTTCGATGAGCTTGTCGAACGGAATATCTTTAACGTTCTCAGCCGTCGCCTTGAAACCCTTGCCCATCACACCTGTTTCGTTGACCAGGCGTGCCATCTCACCAGCAGTACCACCATAACCCAGCTTCAAATTGTCGAGCATGGTATAGTTGTCTTTCGCGAAACCTTGATAGGCATCCTGAATCCTCGCAATGTCAGTACCCATTTTGTTAGCGTTATCAGCCATGTCTGTGACGGCCATATGAGCATATTGAGCTGATTTTTCAGTGTCGCCTTTCAGTCCTTGCAATAATGACGCTGAAAAGTTTGTGACGGTCTCCATGTATTGGTTTGCCGATAATCCTGCTGTTTTATAAGCATTCGCCGCATATGCCTGAACTGTGTCGCTGGATTTCTTAAACAGCGTATCAACACCGCCGACCAACTGCTCCCATTCTGCAAAACCCTCGACTGATTTTTTAGCTAGCCCACCAATCGCTACTGCTGCGGCCGCTGTTCCAATAGCAAATGCCTTGCCTAGCCCCCTAGCCACGCCACCGACATGACTCAATGCACCGCCTAATTTCTCCTTTAAGCCGCTAGCCAGAGAGTTGATGTGCGGCATTACCTGGCTAACCATGCCGCCAACGGCATTGCTAATTTTCCCGCCAAGTGCACTAAACATACCAGAAATACCGCTGCCAATCGTCGATAGTCCTGGTGCCAAGTTGCGTCCAATCGCGCCGCCGATTCCACCGAATACTGCGATCATTTTTTGCGCGACAGGGGCTAGGATTGTGCCTATACCCTTACCTAGCCAGATAAATGGTGCGGCGAGTTTTTGCGCCACCAACGCCATGCCTTGACCGACTTTAGCTGCAAAACTAGTTACTGCATTGGCGGCGATAGATAATTTCGATGATATGAACGCGCCGATATTACTAAACGTGTTCGCAACAGCATCGCGTGCTCTAACGAAAGCCGCAGATATTGCACTAGCAGCTTTGCTGGCAGCGTTAGTCATTGGTGAAAAGAACGTGGCGATGCGACTACCTATATTCGCAAATCCTGCGCTTATTCTACTTGCCAGCGGTGCTAGCTTGTTAGTGATTGGCTGAATAAGCTCTTTTGAGATGACGGCAGCACTTTCAACTGCCGCATTTTTTATGCCAGTCCCCAACTCCTTGAATCCAGTTCCAATCTTGCTCCAAGAATCAGCCATCTTCTTGGTGAGTTCGTCATTATCCTTGGCAGCACTCTTCATTTTTTTCTGAACATCAGAAACAGACTTGTCAAATTTTGACCTGTCAACTTTATAGGTAACTACTATTGTTCCTTGGTTCATATTTCGTTTCCGTGGTATAATTTCTTTACTAAAGAAAGGATCTTATAATGAAAGATGTTGAAACATTCAAAAAGCTTGCTCTGATTGGTTTGATTCCATTTTTTAATGGGCTGCCATGGTTCTACATGGGAAGAATTACTCGAGGATTGATGTACACGTTTACTTGTGGATACGCTTACCTTGGGTCTGTTAAAACAATTGCCAAAGCTGGTGAGATCGTCGACACATACAACGCCAAGCGCGGATATGTTAATACTTCTCGTCGTGATGGATAAGATCACCTCAAACCCCTTATAGTTTTTGTCAAAGAACTATACATCTTTTTGTAAGCGTCCTTATTTTGTGCTGCTGCTATCACAGACAGGAGGCTCAACGTTCGCTCGCATTCGCGACGTATTGCTGCTTTTGCTAGCTCCACCGCGTCAGCCTCGTCCATTTCTAAAACCTGCTCGTGCTTGTATTGCGGATAGTTGAGTAAGATTATGTGCACCCTCTCCTCAAAGCTTGTGAGAACTTTATCAGCCTGAATCTTCAAATACTGTTCGTATTTTTCAATATCGTATCCAGGCTGACTGTTCTCGTTCATGGCTATGCCTCGACTTCTCGCACCTCAACGCCCTCAGCGGCTAGCTTAGTTAGCCCTGTGGTTGCTAATCGCACAATTTCAAGCAGCAGGGCATCGACGTTATCATTATCAAGTGCATCAAGCAAATCTCTTAAAGATAGCCCGCCCTCAACTACTGTCGCTCGAGCTACAACATCCATAACAATCGCACTACCAGTAACGGCTTTGCCATCTTCGCCACCAATGCTTAATCGTGCAGTATTTGCTTCAAGAGCTTTGTACTGCTTTACCCGCGGAATTAGATATTTGTAGTGCTTTGCTGGTTCGTCACCGTCTGCTGGCATTTCAATGTCTAGCAATACACGCTTCTCAGGCTGCTTCTTTTTTAGAACAAACGCCATCTCGTTCTCCATTCCATAGTTGTAAAAACTACATTATTTTTTTATCAATTTAGGTATTGACACGGTGTTTTTATCACCGTGCCACCCCTGTTATGCAAATGTCAGGTCGCCCTTGATCAACTTGCCAGTTACGCTGATTTCAAACTCAGTCAAACCGTCTTCTTGACTGATGTCGCTCAGGGTTGCCGTAGCGTCAAGCATGAACAACGTATGACCTGCTTGAGCTGCTAATTTCGGCACTAGCTTGAATACGCCGGGCACCTGTGTCGAACTGCCTTTTTGCAAGCCAACCTGTACGGCACCTTTTGTACCGACAGTAATACCAGTAGTACCGTCAATTGTCTCGCCACTGTTATAGACATAGCCAGGCACGATATTCTTGAGGTTGTCCTGTCCAATGTCAGTCACCTTAAACTTGATGGTCGATTTGAACGATTTGATAAGTTTGAGGTTCGTGCCGTCGATAAAATCACGTGTCACCTCATCCTTGTCATTGTCAAAGTCTAGGTCGTTCACACCCAGTACTTGCTTGAAGTTTTTACCAGTCTTGTCCCCGAAATACAGATCGTGGTTCAAGCCGGCGTAATCGATTGCTGCCATTTAATTACTCCTTTACTTAATCTTTCAAAACTAATGTTACAGATTGGGCACTCCACACCCCCATCCGTAATTCAGAGGCTTCGTAGGCGCTGTCTTGCATCGGAAATACGCTCACACGAATGAATCTCGCGTCAGTGTATGGCAACTGCATCAATGCCGTTCTCAGCTTGCTGTCAAGCTCGTACAGCTCGGCCGCATCGGCTTTTACTACGGTGATCGTTAGCTCGGTAGTCAACTTGGTATTACCCAAGCTGCCGCCGTCGTATTCACCGCCGCTAGCCGCAACTGCTACCATACCGTCCTGGCTCTTGCTTGCTGGCAGCCGCCCGACAAACACATTTTTGCCAAGCTCCCCGCCAACGGCAGTAGCCACAACTTCTGCAATCTCCAATGTTACATTCATCTAAAAAACCTCTTGTAATCTTTCATGGTGCTTCTCACGCCCTCGTCAACGAAACCCTTGCCAGTGCCGGCCGTGGTGTACTTACGTACCACATGAGTACCATTCGCACGCCTGCCGCGGTTCTGGTACTGTGAGTAAACTGGCTTCCATGTCAATCTGATAGCGTCTCTGCCGATTCGCCGCACCTCGACATTGCGGGACTTGAGCGACCCCCTACTTCTAAACGGTGCGGTGAGGTTGGCTACTGTCAAGGTGTGATTCGCCATGGCGTTTAGTCCTGTAGCTGCCTGATTCTGAAAGAGTCGTTTGACAGCCACCGTATTGTCGACCACCGGCATGATTACACCTCTCTATCGAGCCTTGCCAGCTCAATTTCAACGTGCTGCACTTTGCCGCTGGTGATAACTGCCCTGCCGACTGCTACGTTGGCAACGCGATACACCCGCTTAACACCAAACAACGTCACTTCGGCGAAATATCCCTCGATCGAGTAGCCAGTTGACGACAGCCAGCTGTCTCGGCCGTCCAGGTATGCTCTGGCATCTCCCGTCATAGCGTCATAGCTGCCCCCGCGCGTCAAACCACTTGTCTGCTCGATGACACACTTCACGCTGTGCCGCTCGCCTCCCGTCTGGCGGTATACACCGTCTACGGGTGCAACCAAGGTGATGCTATCGCGGAATATCATAGCGATGAACTCCACGCTGGCTCAGTGGCATATCAGTGTAGCCAGACACCACGCAACTGCTGATTGGCTTTACGAACTTTGCCAGTAGATCAACGTTCGCCTCAGCGAACTGATCAATAACTTGCTTGGTATTGTCGTACGTCACTGAATGGCTCAGTACTGTTTCAGATTTTACATTGTTGTAAAAACTACCTTGATTAGCTATTGACAGCGTGTCAAATAACCTTGCGATGAGGATTTTCAAGCCGTATGGCAACGGCTCGCCATATCCCCACGCTGCTTTGACAACATGTCGCCCCGTCTCCAGCGGTTCAGCCATCTCAATGATGTTGAACCAGCTGGCGTTCAGTTCGTCAAATTGACTTACACACTTGACTACCAGCGGTTTGCCACTCTCAGTGGTTACCTCTGGTAGTAAGCTAGTGAATGGATCGACAATTAGAAAACGTGAGCCGCAGGCTGCCTCATACCGACGCGGCGTATTTGCCTCGCCCTGCATCTTGACATCCAGCAGCGTTTCCAGTGTCTCTGTCACCTGCTGTAATAGCCGCTCAAAGTACTCAGTTTCGGTATCAGAAAGGGGGCGTAAAAGTACGCCCTCGATATCTTCTTTAGTTACCAATGCTGCCATCTCTTACGCCCCTCTCTGTTAGGCTACATGTTTAATAGCCACTGCTGTCGCGATGCCGCTCAAGCCACCACCTGCAAAGATTTCTTGCAAGTATTCGTGCTTGTTCTGCTTCAGCGCAAAGTTAGTGTAGCTCTCGATTGACTGATCGCCGACCACTTTGTATCGATTGAATACAATCAGATATGCGTCGTTGTCAGGGTCATTGGTGTCGTTAAACCACTGCGGTGTGATTTTACCAGCCAACTCCAAATCCTCTAGGATATTAACGCCTGGCGTATACAGCATGTGACCATCGCTACCACGCTCGTCTTTCAACGAAGTGATGTAGCCGCGTTTTGCGACGATGTAGACATCGCCCTCGGCTTCAATCAAGTCCATCGCATTCAGAATTGAAGTACGACGACTTTCTTTGGCTTTCGGTGTGTAGGTTTTAGCAAACACGTTGCCAGCCTTAGCGTCAGCTTTGACAGACACAAACGATTTGATCTTGTCGTCGCTAGTATCCTCTAAACCATCGCCAATAACCACTGCACGCTCGATTGACGCGATAATCCGCTTTGGCAATTCCTGCAATACGTAACGCAACAGCGCGCCAGTGCTCTTGTTCTTGCGGATAGTCTCTTTGTCAAGGGTGAGGTACTTGTAGATGTACTGTCCTTCGAGTACGCGGTTTTCGATGGCGATCGTAGCCTCTTTCTTGTCTTTACCAGCCTGGTGTCCCAACGCACCGTCAGTATTGGTGTCCCAAGCGGTGTTGTAGGCATCCAGTCCAGTCTTGTCGACCAGATTCCAAATCGGGCCGCCTGCCTTGAATGCACTTTCAATCGCTTCAACGACTGGTGTTGGGAATAGTTTGTCGGCACCAGTGACAGCCATCTGTACACCGTTAGCCTCAAGCTTGTCCATCCACGCTTCGCGAACAGCGGCCGCACCAGCACCTGCCTGTGCTACCAACACGTCAGCAAAGTCCTCTAGTGCCTTTGGTGTGTCCAGGTAATTTACGACACTACCTTTGTCGACAGCTGCTGGATCAGCTGGTTCTTTAACTTGCATCTTTGCAATATCTTTCGGATCCATTTCCGTATCCTCCTCAGGATTGTTATCAGTTGGTTCATCCGGTGCTGATTGCTCAGCTTCGTCAGTAGGCTCTGCCTCTGGCGCGGCTTCCGGTGCCGCTGGTTCGTCAGTTTTCGTTTCAGGTTCAGTCGTCGTTTCCTCGGCTGGATCTGCCGCCTTGGCTGCCTCCGCCTCTGCTTTCGCCTTGATCTGTTCAACCAGGCTCTGCATTGGCTTGGCGTCCGCTTGCTTGACCGCCGACATGCTGAATGCAAAGTTCATACCAAACGCATTCTGCACGCCCTCGTCTTGCTTTTGTTTTTCTGGTGCTTCAGACACTTCATCGGCAAAACCAAGCTCGACAGCCTTATCGGCAAGCATCCACGTTTCCGCTTCCAGCAACTCAGCGATTTTATCCTCGTCAAGCCCTGTCCGTTTGGCGTAGATAGGCGTGATACCCTCCTCGATTTTCGTCAGCACATCTTTGGCTTTCTCCATGTCATCAACCGTGCCCATCGCGCAAACAGACGGACGGTGAATCATGATCATTGAGCCTGGCGACATGATAATCTTGTCGCCTGCCATCGCAATTACTGATGCAATCGACGCCGCTAAACCATCAACTCTGACAGTGACATTTCCGTTATGATTCACAAGCGCGTTATAGATTGCCAAGCCTGCAAACACATCGCCGCCGGGACTGTTAATGACAACTGTCAAATCGCCCGCATGCTGCTTGAGTTCTTCGCGAAATAGGTCAGGTGTGACTTCGTCGCCCCACCAGGTATCGCTCGCGATAGGCCCGTCAAGTATAAGCTCTTGATTATTCGATGAAACGGAATTGCTCCACTTCCAGAACTTCATGCTTTTTTCCTTGTTAAAGTTAATGCTTCGACTCCTGCTTGCCCGTCCAATTTGAGCGTTTTGCTCTCGTCTTATTTCTAAGACTACAGATTACGATTTATCGAACTCATAACGCACCTGGTCGTCTGTCGAGGTAGCGTTGACGATCTTGATGTTATTGACGTGCTTGCACTTCGCATTACTACAACGCACTTGTGCGATCATCTGCGTAACGCCCTTAATGTTCAGGTAGCGTCCGCACTCCTCGCACCGCAAATCTAAATCAGCCAGCTCATCGTCAATGATTCGTCGCTCAGCATTCAAATACGCCTTGACAACGCGGTACTTCGGGTGACACTGTCCGTTCGGGTGAACATCATAGCCATCATTCTGCGCAAAGTTATTGATAAATACGCCACCGTCCCTGCCAATAATTGCCTCATTCAGATTCAGGATTGGCTCATCGACTGCTACCCATTTATCGATTAGCGTTGCACAGAACTCACACGGCTTGCCGGTCTCGCTCTCCATGGCTTTCTCGATTAGCGTTCCTGTTTGGTTTTGCACCTGCTTCATGGCTTCAACGCTTGACAGTGCGTCGGCTCGTGATATCTCAGTGCGAGCCATTCGCTGCACTCGCCACTCATCGGTCTTCATAATGCCACGCAGCTTCTCTTCCAGCTCAGACTGCGCCCAGCCGTGCGATGCCGCATGGTCAAGCACTCGGCGGATTGAGGCGGCCGTATCGTCAGCGTATGAGCGTGCCACGTTTAGCAGATATGCTCGGTAAGCTTCCTGCGTCGATGCCGCCACCACAAAGCCAGTTAATCCAGCAGTGGATACACCGTTGTCTATCAATAGTTGCTTGCCGTCCTCAAAGTAAATCGCACCTTGAACTATCATCAACGCCACGATGATCAGTAGCAGTGCCTCGGCAAACTCGTTCTGCTCGTCATCCTCTTCAGCACTGTTTTCGGCCGTCTGGCGAGATTCAGCGATGGCTCGGTCGACTTGTTTTTGCATGAACTCCGTCGTTGCATCATAAATCAGCTGTTCAAAGTCATCGAGCGTCTGTGGCTGCTTGTCGGCTGATGCTTTTGGGCTGGTGCCGTTCGCTTCTCCTCGAGCCCCCATATTGCCAACCTTGCGGCGATCAGGTGCGTCCGCCACTTCATCGCCCTCGTCAACATCTGGCTTATCGTTCTCAATTTCTGGCGGTTTGTAGTTGCCCTTACGCAATAGCTTAAAGTTGTTCGGCAGTTTCAACGCATCAATGATACTCTCGGTGCTGTATCCAGCCGCCTCTAGCTTCAAGATGCTGTTAACCCGAATATCATCAGCCTCAGCCTGCACTTTGACCTCGTCAACAACTTGCGGAATAGCGAACTCGTAAGTAATGGCCATGCCCATACCGCCAGTGATTCGGTTCAATTCTTGCGTCAACTGTGTGTAGTTACGTAGCAGTAGTGGGTCAACGACGTTCTCAGCGAACACCTGCTTTGACACCTGTGCGTTGGCGTACGTAGCTGTGTCATCAATACCTTTCATAATGGCCGAAACGCCAAATGACGTATCGATCCGCCTATCCACCTGCTTAAATAAGTTCTCGAAGTCAATATCTTTGTTTGGCTGTGAGAATGGCACCCACTCAATGGCTGCACTGCCCGACGGAACGCCAGTCTTTATATTGACTGGGCGGTGTGTGTATGTGACGTTGTTGTTGCTCCCTGCTCCGCGATGAGCGTCTTGCAACATTGCCACGCTCTCTTGAAACGCCTGCCGTGTTGGTGCAGTAATGATAAACTGCCCAGCTGGCACTGCCCCGTTCTCGAAAAAGCCAGCCTGAAAGTCAGCAATATAGTCGTCGAGCGTCGCCCAGCGGCGTGAGGCCTCGGATGGCGAATAGCCGGCGTACAGATCGTTTGGATCAACACCACCAGGTAGTACCAGCACCTCATCTTCAGTAAACGTCTGCGTGCCGACTGTGTATGTTGTCTTGCCGCCAACTCGCGCAACTCGCGGAAACTCCAGGAACGTAAAGCCGGCAATATTCCTACCGCCCTGCCCCATAAAATCACCGCCAGGCTTTGCCACGCCACCGTAGTTGCTCCAAACCAAAATGTAGGTCTTCCGCAAGGACAATGTCGAGACAGCTATCTTTTCAGCAAACGCCACGGAACTGTCGGACTTGTTCGGATGGTATAGCGCGTCAATAACACAATGATCAATCTGTTCTCCATTGCCATTGATAGCAAACGGCCGCACTGTCATATACTTGTTAGCAATCGTGCGGATATTAGGATAAGCCGTCGCGTAACTGCTGGCACGGTAGTGATCAAACATTGATAATCTCTGAAAAGCGGGGTCAACGCCACTCACACGTCGCTCGCCCCTTAATCCCATGGCTGTTTTAATAATTCCCATCTACTTGTTGCTCCTATATAAATAAACCGACCAAAATATCAGCTGCACGCTAACAAATACCACCGTGGCGACCTTGCCGCCACAATATAGCCAAATACAGAATGGCACACCGACAAACATCAGCAGTCCTATCCACGTCTCAATGACAGTATCCTTGTCTGGCTTTTGAAACTTTAATTTGCGCAAAAAGTCTTTCAATTTCATATAGTCCTCTAACTGTAAATATACGGATTACATAATCCCAGCCCACTCCATCACCACTTCATGCCGCAACTGCAGCCAAAAGCCCATTAGTACAGAGTCGAATATGTCAGGAGATTTGCCGAGCCGCTTCTTGATTGACTCCTTGGACTCCAGCACAAACACCTTATCTTTATATTCGTGGTGGTGCATCTGTGCCTCCTTGATAAACTCATTGAGAAAAGGAAAGCTCTCGAGGATTTTCACCTTGCCGCTATCTAGCCCCATCGCCAGCATGTACGCCACCTGTGAACGTAAATTATTAAACGCCATCAGCTCCTGCGAACGCTCAGCATCCTCTCGGCTCTTTGGCTCGTCACCGAATGTCAGAAATGGATCAGGTGCAAAGCCAGACTTAAACACTGCAAACTCAGCGCCGCGATCTTTGCCGCCATCGATAACACCAACGCCGACACCCACACCGTCGACTGCGGTATTCTCGTAGCCGATAGCGAAGTTATCTGAATGCTCAATCAGCCACTCGGCTTGTTTGCCAGTCTCTATCTGCTCGTTTGAGTCTTTAGTGATAGTGCCGTCAACCAATGTTAGATTTTCCCAGTCAACCGCAACGCTACGATCAACTCCATCACGTGCCACGTCATACCCAGTTGTCTTGCGGCCTGATTCGTAACTTTTAACGATAGCCTTAGCAAAGATGCTCGAGCGGAATATCGTCTTGCTCTCGTCTTGATACTCCCAGTTATTCTTCAGGTACCGTTCAACCCACCACGTCGGGTTCGTCATCATAGCATCAATATCTGATTGCATCTGCCATGAATCCGACAAATCAAACTCAACCACGCGAATATTCGGCGGTAGCGGCTCATATTTACCATTCCCGCCGTATTTCCAACGCATGTACACCTCTTTAATGTGCTCAACATCATTTGGATTTAGGGTGATAATGGCGATGCTCGGCTGTCCGTTGGTGTTGCGTCGGCCCTTACGGGATCTAGCCGTGGTGAACATCGTTAGCGACAATTCGTCAGCCTCGTCAATATGGCTAGCGCTGGCATTGATACCTTTGATCTTCTGCCCATTCCTGTCTTTCGTCTCGTCCGCCTCCACAAAGCCAATCTTTGAGCCGTTTGGGAACTTAATTTCATAATCTTGGCCGTTGTACGTATAGTCCTCGCCCTCTTTGAAGTTTTTGCGGTCGAGCATTGTCAGGTACGACGGAATGACCGATCGCTTCGCCGTGCTAATGTTCTTACGAAACACCGTCCAGTATGTCTTCTCAAACGTGTCGCAAATATCGATGCCGATACTCGCCGTAATATCTGTTTTGCCCGTGCCAACGGCACCGATCAGGTAAATAGTATCAACCTCAGGGCAATCGTTAATAATATCGACAACGCTTTGCTGCTTCGGCTTTAATTCTAGCGACATGAGCTATTCGCCTTTCGTTTTGCGCGGCTTGATGGTCGATACAATCTTTGGCGGCTGCTTCTCGCGAACATCGACAGATAGGTCAACGTGATCAACCGGCTTGCCAAATGCTCGGTCGAGCATGTCCTTAATAGCTTTGTTATCCGGCTTCTGCGTGGCGATGAAATAGTACTCATCGTCCACGCCATCCAGTTCACCGTCGAGAAATGCCGCAATAGTCTCAGGGTCGGTAACTTGCTCTGCCGGTAACCGATTGCCCTTGCGGTCGGTTTTTATAACGAACAGCAGCTGCACGCCTGTCGCCAGTCGGAACTGTGCTTCATACAGCTTGTCAGCGTTTCTGGTGATTCGGTCTAAAATTCGCTGCTTCTCTTTCATCCGATCTAGCACTTTTTGAGTTTTTTTACCCTTAACCCCACCACTACCCTTTCTAGCACCGCCATGAGTTGACGGCGATGTACGATTACAACCAGCTACGTGGATATCGTAGTTGTCTTGTCGCTTATACTTTCGGCCGCATTTAGGACATGATTTGAAGTCATCTTTCATGATTATAATTCTAGAGATTGACGCGTAGTTCTTTTGGTATTGACTGTTCGGAAACGGCCGAGATGTGCACGCCGTAACTATTTGCGATGAGCTGTGCCTGCATGAAAGTCAAATCTTTCGTGTTCCTCAACTTGCGCAGCATATTTTGGTATGATTTCTTATTTCGGTCTTGCCAAGACTGCAAGAGAATGTAGTGCGACAACGGCTTGCATTTTCGCTCGTCGCCAATAATAATTGCTTGTTTCGAAATATAATAAATGGCGACCTGCCCGATCTCCTGACGGCGTCGCCTCGTCTTGTCTTGTTTGTCAATTTTTAGCCACTTAACCATGTTTGTTATCCTCCTCTACCTCTGAAATATACAGATTAGGCGCTGGCAATCGCGGCCTCCCAACCGCTCAATCTCACCAGCGCCTAGCTATAAAATGCTTTGACTGTTTTATCAAGCAGTCAAGCGTTCCACTTCAGTCATAAACCTCTCAATCGTTCGACTGCTCTTGTGTTTTTGGTGGAATGACGATCAGCTTGTCAAACGGCAGGATGAATGCTTGACATCCCAACAGCTGCTTCACTTCAACCACCGCTTCGCTTCCTTTTATCGCAATCACATCGCCGCACATCGCCTCTGTTATTTTATTCTCGCTTATTTGTAGTTGATGTTAATGTTCACCCAGTTTTTTGACATATGGTAGGTTACTGGTTAATAGCTTTTATATATTCATGTTCATCTGCTGTCTCTTATATACAACTTGACGCTACC